GTCTGGAAATATCCACGAATATCTACATGATCGGGACACATGCGAAAGAGTTCTTCATCAAAGTGAAAGAACCTTTCATGTACCACAGGTGCATGTCCCTTATTTAACAGACCCACATTGACCCGAAGATCAAACGAATCAAATAACTCAGTCCGAAGCATATTACCAATACCATCATCGATAGCGTCTTTGTAGTATGGAATGGTGATTTCTGCTCCGATATTTTTTGATATTCCCTTAAGAGATGCATACTGAAACATCTGATTACCAAGACGACCCATTCGTCCCAATGCATTAAATCCAATCATTGTAATTGTGTTCTACGTGTTTTCAGATAATCCTGGTTTTTATAATACTCTACCAACTGTTCTCTGTCAAATGTTTTAATTGTATTCCAAAGATTCCAATTGTTATTAAAGTTTGGATTAGAAAACCAAGAATTATATGTTCTACCATGCTCAAGGTGATAAACATAGTTATTAACTCTTGCAATTCTATTACCAAGTGTACTCATACGAAAATAAAATTCATCATCCTCACATCCCCATGACACAAAGTTTTCATTCATCATGTAAGAGTCAATATATTTTTGACGATCAATAAACTGTGACCATCCAATTGTGGAGTTTGAAAGTTTTTTATTTTTATCAAGAACAGAAATATCGTTCCCTGATTCAATAAACTCATTAAAAATTTCCATATTATAATCAGCGCACCATTGATAGATTCCAATCTGATATGGATATACTACATCTGCCTGACCTCTATCAATGAGATCATATGCTTCTTTGTATGAGGAAATAGGAAGAATACAATCTGCATCATAATTAGCCACAACCTTTGTTTCAGATGCAACGATTAAATCATTCAATACCTTACTCTTACAGAACAAAGGATCACTGCTCTCTTCATATAAACAAGTCAGATTTTTAGTATCAACTTGTTTTTTAATTTCTGGAAGTGCTCTAAATCTAAATGTATTTTTAGAAGAAACTTCTTTAACAATAACTTTTGCAGGAACATGTCTTAACAAATAAGAAACAGAAGAAATAATGTTTCTCAGTCGATCTTCAGTTTCAATCCTGGTGGGTATCAAAAAAGTAAGATCCATCACAATACAGTCCACTCCTGAGGAATAAGATCATCCATGTGATAGTGATCATACTGTGGACCAAACCATCTCTTAGGAGCTATCACTTTTTTATTTGGATTATCAATCAACCATGCACCCCACCAAGAGAATGAACTGTTGGCAATGATAGCATCAGTACAAAGAGACATCAAACATAGGTCCGTCCAGGGCACTCTTTGACCATCTGCTAATTCATCCATGGTTTCGGAGAAGATGAATCGATCTGGTTTGAAGAATTCTTGTTCTTTACACCATTCAATAACATCAGAGAATACA